AGAGAATAGGTGTCCTACATGTAATGCATTAGGGTATCTGTTTGTGCCTACAAAAGAAATTGCAGGTATGAAGTTCACAGCACCTAATTCTAAGTGGATTTCTGCACATGGTTGGAGTACATCTAAGGGTAATTTAGAGTTACTTAAATCTATAGCTAGACAGAAAGGCATGAAGAAAGCTGAGACATTCTTATCAAAAGCTATACGTTTGTCAGCATTAGATAGTTATTTATCCTCTTTTATAGATGGTATAGATAATAATTTAAAGTCAGATAATTTATTGCACGTTAGATTATTACAACACAGAACAGCCACAGGCAGGTTCAGTGGAGCAGACCCTAACATGCAGAACATGCCTAGAGGTGGTACGTTTCCTGTTAAGAAAGTATTTATATCTAGGTGGGAAGGTGGCAAGATACTTGAAGCAGACTTTGCACAATTAGAGTTTAGGACTGCTGCATATTTGTCACAGGATAAAACAGCAATGAAGGAGATTGAAGATGGATTTGATGTACATAGCTACACTGCGAAAGTTATTTCGGAGAGTGGTCAGAAGACTACGAGACAGGAAGCAAAAGCCCATACCTTTGCACCCCTCTATGGAGCAACAGGATTTGGGAGAACTCCTGCTGAAGCAACATATTATAAACAGTTCACGCAGAAATACAAAGGCATTTCCCTTTGGCATTCTAAGTTGGCTGAAGAAGCTATGAGTACACGCAAGATAACAACACCATCAGGTAGAGAGTTTTCATTTCCCTTTGTAGAACGAAGGTCAAATGGTTCTGTTACATTCTTTACACAGATAAAAAACTTTCCTGTACAATCATTTGCAACTGCAGATATTGTACCTGTGGTGTTGTTGGATATTGAAAAACAATTAGATAAATTACAATCATGTATTGTGAATACTGTGCATGATAGTATTGTTATAGATGTCCACCCCAACGAGGAACAAGATGTTCTTAATGTTATTAAGAATACAAATAGTAATCTTAAAAATATTATTGACAGTCAGTTTAATATTAATCTGAATGTTCCTCTAGAACTAGAAGCAAAAATAGGTAATAATTGGCTTGACACGAAAGACATAGCCTGATATAACTAGACATTCAAATTAGAAAGGAGCATATAATTATGTTAGATAATAATACAATTGATACAAATAACTTCTCTGCAATGGCACAACAAATGGGCATGAATGCAGACATGACACAAAATAAACAGACTTCGCAACTTGCGAGGTTAAAGATATCTCACTCCCCAATCATGGGTGAGATTGAAGTGAAGGGTAAGAAAACCCAAGCTGCCATAGTAAATGGTGGTGTCTATAGAATAGATGACTTAAATAATAATAATGTTTTCTATTCTGATGATGTAAAAATCAGACCTTATGTACAGAGATTTATGTACAAAAAGTTTGTAAAGCCTGAAGGTGGCAAAGGTTTTTATGTTAAGACTGTTATGTCTGATAATCTAAATATAGATTTAAAAGATAACATGGGTGGTTTTAACTGTGGCAAACCTACAGGTTTCGTCAAAGACTATGCTTCACTACCTGATAAAACAAAAGCACTCTTAAAAAGTATTAAGAGAGTTCGTGTTTTAATAGGTACTCTATCAGCTAGTAATGTACTCAATGCTGATGGTAACGATGCAATGGAGATTGCAAATCTACCTTTCATATGGGAGATAGATAACAGAGATGCTTTCAAGGTTATGGGTGATGCTGTAGCTAAGATTGCTTCTATGAAACACCTTACTTTGCAACACGAGATAGCACTTGCAAGTGAAGAAAGAAAGCTACCAAGTGGTAACACTTATTATATTCCTGTAGCAACTGTTAATAAAGATACAATTGAGATTGTAGACCAAGACCAAGACCATTTCGCTGAGTTCATGCAGTGGATTGAAAACTACAACGTATACATCTTTAACGCTTGGAAGGATAAGGCAGGTAACACTGAGGATGCTATTAGCAAAGAGGATGAAAAGGTAGTTGATGACTTTGTAAAAGTTACTGATGAAGAGTTCAACGGACAGTTTTAATGAACTCAGTAGCTGAATTAAAGTTACATACCTACCTTGAAAAAGCAGGTAAGGGTCTTGCAGGTATGAGTGATGACACAATCGAAATGGTTGTGTCACACATTCGTGATGCACTAAAGAAACAATTCTCTCGTGAAGAGGATAATACATTTAGATTACGAATGTCTAATATCGGCAGACCCTACTGCCAACTTTGGTTTCAAAAAAACAAACCTGATAAGAAAGTAGAATCGCCTAAAAGAATACTTAACTTTATGCTAGGAGATATAGTTGAAGCTGTATTCAAAGGTGTGCTAACTGAAGCAGGTGTAGACTTCGAGGATAGTAAAGAAGTCAAATTAAAATTAGGTAAGTCAAATATAAAAGGTACATATGACCTAGTAGTAGATGGTGCAGTAGACGATATTAAATCTGCATCTACATGGTCTTACACAAATAAGTTTGTATCTTTTGATACTGTATCAGAGAGTGACCCATTCGGATATGTCGGACAACTTGCAGGTTATGCAAAAGCATCAGGTAAGAAAGTCGGTGGTTGGTGGGTTATAAATAAAAATAATGCAGATTTTAAATATATTCCTGCCACAGGTATTGACTTATCAAAAGAAATAACTAAATTAAAAGATACAGTTAAACGTCTTGCAAAAAATAAGTTTGAAAGATGTTTTGAAGCTGAAGATGAAACCTTCAGAGGTAAACTAACAGGCAATAAGATACTTGGAAAAGATTGCAGCTTTTGTGAGTTTCGTTTTGAGTGTTGGGAAACTTTAGAAGAGAAACCTGCCGTGATGTCACAGGCAAAGAACCCAAAGATAGTGGGTTATGTTTAAAAGAAAGGAGTAATTTATGACTACAACAATAGATGACTTAGCTGAAATGATTAAAGAAAAAGAGAAAGAGCTCTTAGATATGAAGAGAGAGTATAGAGAACGTAGAACAGAAGGACTACGTAGTGCTATCGAACAACGTAAAGAAGCTGAAAAGCTAGTACGTGATGAGATGAAAGCATTAGGCTATGACACTACAACAACATATCGTTATTGGCTATAAATGTCAGCTTATAGTGCTAGGCAAATAGCACGTAAAAATGGGTATAGGAGTGGTTTAGAAAACTCTCTTGCAGATTACTTAACTGAATTACGTGTAAAGTTTTTATACGAAAAGGTTAAGATTGAGTGGGAAGACTTAACGTATCGCACCTATACCCCTGATTTTATACTACCTAATGGTATTATAATAGAAACAAAGGGTAGGTTTACTGCAATAGATAGACGTAAACATGTGTGTATAAAAAGACAGCACCCTGAACTAGATATAAGATTTGTGTTTACAAATAGCAGGGCTAAGATACGTAAGGGTGCTAAATCTAATTATGCAGATTGGTGTATTAAACATGGTTTTAGATATTATGATAGAATCATACCTGAAGATTGGCTAAAAGAGAAAAAGAAAAAACGTACTAAACATAAAAGTTTTATAGCTTTTAAAGGAATAAAAAGGAGAAAAATATGATTGATACAAAGATACTAAGAAAAGAAGATTTTATTATACAGCTAACTCCAATAGTAAAACCAAACACATTTGAATGGAGTGGAAGTGTAGTTATAAATATAGCTACGTCAGGTAAAAATCCTATGAATAAAAAAGATATATCTGACCTATGGCATCTATGTCGAATGATGTGTAGCGTCATACCCATAATGCATGAAGATGCTGAACTTATGTATATGTTAGATGAGTACGCATCAAACAATGATTTCTCAGAAGAAAAAGAAAAAGATAGCTTGACAATAGAAAGTAAAACAGGTAATGTAATCAAACTAAACTTTAAATCAAAAACAAAGGGGAGTGCTTAATGAATGCAACAATAAAAGAACTGATAGAATTTGAAAAGGGTGAGACTACGCAAGAAACAAAAAAGATAAAAACAAAAAAAGATATGGTTAATCATCCACCACATTACAATCAACGTGGTATAGAATGTATTGACGCTATCGAAGCTGCAACAGGTGATGGATATGAATATTACTTACAAGGTAATATAATTAAATATCTTTGGAGATATAGATATAAGAATGGTGTTGAAGATTTAAAGAAAGCACAATGGTATTTGAGTAGGTTAATAGGTATTACAAATGCGAATACAAGTTAAAATGTTTATTAGCCTAGACATTGACCCTGATGAATATATGATGCCATCAGATGGAGATGTCACAGAAGAGTTTCAAGATGCTATGCGTGAATATATACACGATATAGATGGAGTTAAGATTAAAAATATAAGAGTAACACAGGAGATAAAAGATGAATAATGATATAAAATTACCAACAGATTACCAAAACTTTATTGCACTATCACGCTATGCTAGATGGTTAGAAGAAGATGGAAGAAGAGAAACATGGACAGAAACTGTTAATAGATATGTGCAATACATGGTTACACATGTCTCTAAAAAGCATAATCTTGATTTGTCTGTAGCTTTACAAGATAAAATATTTAGTAATATAGCTAACTTAAATGTTATGCCAAGCATGAGAGCATTAATGACTGCAGGTAAAGCATTAGATAAATGTAATGTAGCAGGATATAACTGTTCGTATCTACCTGTAGATAGTCCTCGTGCTTTTGATGAGTGCATGTATATTCTTATGTGTGGAACAGGTGTAGGTTTCTCAGTTGAGAGAGATAATGTAGATAAACTTCCTATTGTTAATGAACATTTTGAAGATAGTACAACAGTAATTAAAGTTGCCGATTCTAGGTCAGGTTGGGCAAGGGCAGTACGAGAACTTATTGCGATGCTATATGTTGGTCAAGTTCCTGAGTTTGATGTTGAAGATGTCAGACCTGCAGGTGCTAGACTTAAAACATTTGGTGGGAGAGCATCAGGTCCTGAACCCCTCGTAGACTTTTATCGGTTTTGTGTCGGTATATTTAAAGGTGCAGCAGGTAGAAGATTGTATCCAATAGAATGTCACGACATAATGTGTAAGATTGGTGAGGTTGTAGTCGTTGGTGGGGTAAGACGTTCTGCCCTCATCAGTCTTTCAAATTTAGGTGATGACCAAATGAGGTATGCTAAGTCAGGTCAATGGTGGGAGAATGAAGGACAGAGAGCATTGGCTAATAATAGTGTAGCATACAAAGGTAAGATTAGTATGGAAACATTTATGCGTGAGTGGCTGTCTCTTGTTGAAAGTAAGTCAGGTGAACGTGGCATATTTAATAGAGAGTCAGCTAGACAACAAGCAGGTAAGAATGAAAGAAGAGATACTAATCATGCATTTGGTTGTAACCCTTGTAGTGAAATCATACTTAGACCATATCAGTTCTGTAATCTATCTGAAGTTGTTGTAAGAGAAGATGATACAGAAGAAACTCTCCTTGAGAAGGTAGAGATTGCTACGATACTTGGTACACTTCAAGCTACACTTACAGACTTTAAATATCTACGTAAGATATGGAAAGATAATACAGAGGAAGAAAGGCTTCTTGGTGTATCACTAACAGGTATTATGGATAGTAAGTTATTAAATAGTTATAACACAATCTATTTAGAAGATGGTCAAATGGTTTTTGATGAAACATTTGTAGGTGGTATTTTAGAAAAGTTAAAGGA